CGCAACTTCGGTATGCACTACTATGATTCTTCTCTTAAAGCTGATGGGTTTATACCCTCTACCTTCAATCCTGTTCCCTGGGGTTGGTATCCTGTGCCAGGTAAGCCTTCGGATGTGTTGCAAAAGGTAGATATTCCTGATTTATCAGAGAGTTTAGATGAAATGCAGTATGTAACAGAGATGACCGAGAAGGCCACAGGCGCGACAGCAACCCAGCAAGGGGTACAAACAGCCAATCAAACTACACTAGGCGAGGTACAGCTGGCTCAAGGCGAGGCAAAGGCGAGAACTCAAGGGATGTCTAAATTCTACACTCATGTCTGGAAACAAAGAGCGACAAAATTCCTAAAGTTGATTGAAGCAGCCTCTGATAAGTTAGACGCGGTTAAGATATATAAAGAAGGTAAAAACACCGATAATGTCTTTGAAAGGGAAATATCGCCGAAAGACTGGATGACTAAGGCAGGATACAGAGTGAAAGTGTGGAGTCAGGATGAAAAGAAAGCCAACGATACAGACTCGCTTAATAAAGGAATTATGACCTTACAGCTTATGCCCGGCAATCCCAAGCTCTTAGAAGTTATACAAAGAAAATCCTTAGAGCTTGCGGATTTGAAACCTGAAGAGATAACTGAGATAATGCAATTTGAGGAGCAGAAGCAAATGATGATGGCGCAACAGGGCATACCGCCTCAAATACCAGGACAGACACCAGGACAGCCAGGACAACCACAACCTAATCAATTACAAATACAATAATGGATAAAATACTTGAAAAATACGGATTAAGCTACGAAGATTTAGATACTCCAGGGCATAGTGGAGAAAAAGAGTATCTAATGAAGATGGAGGCCGATCTTAAATCGAATAGGGTAAGTGTAGAAAGTACAAGAGAATATATAGCTTCTATGCGTGAGGCAGTAGAGAAAGAATTAGTTAATGAGCCTACATTTATTAGGATATTTCTTTTCAAAGTTGAAAACCCCAAGTTAATTAAACTACAAGCAAGACTTCAAAACTATTTATTACTAGAAATCTTTTTGTCTACACCTGAGAGGATCAAAAAGGTAATGGAAAGTAATATCGCAGGGGTTGTTGGGAGGAAGTGATAAATTATGCCAAAAGCTAAAGTAAAAGGTAAAGTAAAACATTTTCCATACACAAAAGCAGGATACAAGGCGGCTGCTAAAGCAAGGAAAAAGAGGAAGAAAAAGAAATAGATTTGACAACAAGTAAAAACGTCATTTACTATGTATCGTATGGATCAGAGAACTCAAGAATATTTTGATAGCATCCTTAAAAAAGAACCTATTGCGCTTAATGAAACTGAAATAAAGTTTTTGAGAGCAAGAAGCTCATACCTTAAAAAAGCTCAATTAGAGGAATACGAAAGTGTACTTTATCCTAAAGAAACCAAACCTGTTGAAAAACAGACGGTAAAAAAACAAAATGCCACAACAAAATAAGCCAACAAAAGAAGAGTTAGATGCTAAAATAAAGGAAGCTGAAAAAGCTGCTGAAGAATTGGAAGACAGACAACAAATCCCACAAAACGATCCCGAACCAGAGTCAACACCTGGACCAGATCCAGAACCAGAACCATCTAAACCCGCACCAGAGCCTGAACCACAAGCAGACCCCTCAAAAGAAGTTTACAAAAAGAAGTTTTCTGCTTCTGCAAGGGAGAACCAAAAGATATACGCTAAGAATAGGGTAATCAATAAGGCATTGGCAGATGCCGAAGATGTCCCAGAACCCACAGAAGATGAATTGGCAAAAGAATTTGCTGATTGGGACGTAATGAGTGATACTGAGAAAGTCTTTGCTAAAGAAACAGTTATAAGTCGTAGTTGGAGAAAGACCATAGCACAAGCAAAAGAACAGGCGACTAAAATTGAGAAGTGGAATGAGGGAGTAGATGAATTTATAGATGACCCTAAAACACTTAATGATAATCCAGAGTTGGAGGGCAAGACTGATGAGTTCAGGGAGTTTGCGACAAAAGAAGACAATAATAGTGTACCATTTGGCATATTAGTTTCCGCTTTTTTACATGACCATACTACTAACCAAAAACCAAATAAGGGAAGAATGTTTGAAAGAGGAAGCGGTGGACCAAACGATAAACCAAAACCTAAAGATGGGAAGATAACACTTGACCAAGCCCGAAAACTTAGGGAAACGGACTATGGAAAATGGAAAGAGTACCTTCGGCAGGGAAAGATAGAATCTGACCTCTAGCCTCAATATTGCCCCTTGACAACGAGTAAATCCACCCTTTATAGTTATAAATAGTTAACTCCTAACTCCTCACGGAACGGTAAAGAAAACTACAACTTTACCAATATGTCAGCATACGGAACAAAAATAGCAGAAGGATTTTCAAGCAAGGTCATGCAGTTTGTGTATGACAATAATCTTTTAGATACAATCGTTAACAGAAACTATGAAGGTGAAATAAACGGAGTAGGTTCTAAACTAAACATCCTTGACTTCGGCAAGCTCTCAGAAAAAACATACGCAGATGCAGCTATGAGCGCAGATTCCCTAACAGAAAATAATGGCGCATTAACTATTGACCAATACAAATCTTTCTACTGGAAAGAGAAAACCCTAGCCAAATGGCTTTCCTACATTAAAAATCCACATCCTTATATAGTTACTCAGGTTGGTAGCGAGCGTTCAAAGAATATGGATGAGTTTGTATTTGATCTATATACAGATGTTGGTGCGGGAAATATGGTAGGGACTGATTACACCACAGGAACAGTTACAGTTGATGTAACGACAGGGCAAGTTACAGGAAGCGGTACTACATTTACCGCCGCAATGGTTGGTAGAGGGTTTAAGGCAACAGGACACACAACTTGGTACAGAGTAAAGACATACAATTCCGCAACCGATATTATAATTGAAGATGATCTTGATGATGTTACTTCAGCCTACACGGGTGGAGCAATCGCAGGCGGAACAGCTTACACAATCCAGGCTTCTACAGTTTTGACAATTACGGCAGCAAATATTCTAAACAAAGTTGCGACAATGGCGCAGAAACTTAATCTCGCTGAAGCAAATGGTTTTTCAGCAGTACCTGATTCAGACAGATTCTTAGTTGCTCCTCCTGAGTTCTTTACTATTCTTACACAAGGAACAGGAGTGGTCCTCCATGTTGACGAAGCATACCAGGATTTAGTTAAAAAAGGTTATATGGGAATGTTGCAAGGCTTCAAGCTCTTTATGAGCAACCGTCTTGCTGGAGATAATACTGACGGGTATCGTGTACTTGCCGGACACCCAAACTGGATGACATTTGCTGAGAAAGTTCTTGATGCACGAATGGAAGAGGACTTGATTGGAGACTTCGGGACAGCTTACAAAGACTTGTTTGTATATGGAGCAAAAGTAAAAGATATCAACAGACATCAAGCGGTTGAAGGTTATTGGAAGTTTTAAAGACAATAGTTAGATAGTAAATAAGCCTAAGCTTAAGGCCTAAGCGTAAAAAGCATTAGGCAGTAAGAGTAGGCTTTTTTTAATGTAAAAATATGGGAAAATTTCTTATAAAATCAGACTTATCGAAAGCAGATCAAGCAGAACTCACTAGGATTGAGGCTATACCTAGTGGTTTAAGATCAACAGGTGAAGCTAATTTCTTAACTACTCTTTTACCATATCGTACTAATAGAGTATTGCGATGGGATAATGACCGTGTTATAAGCGCGACAAATGAAGATCATGTCTCAACTGATAATATTTTAGAAGCAGAGGGTAATACTCTACCTACGGGTGATTCAGGGTTTAAGACAGGTGCTATCTTTTATGATCTTACTAAAACAGGTAGAAATGCGTATAGGAACACAGGGACAACAACTGCTGCTATCTGGAGCATAGTTGGAAGCGCAGTAGCTTCGCCATCTACTTCTCAAAGTCCGTCAGCATCAGCCTCCAAGTCAGCTTCTAAATCTGAATCTAAATCAGCGAGTCCAAGTGCTTCTGGATCAGCTTCTGAATCTAAATCAGCCAGTAAGAGTGCTAGTAAATCTCAGAGTCCTAGCGCGTCAGGGTCAGCTAGTGCCTCTAAATCTGAATCAAAATCAGCCTCAAAATCTCAAAGTCCCTCGTCTTCGGGAAGTGCCTCAAGTAGTGCCTCTCAGAGCCCATCGGGATCGCTTTCACCAAGTGCCTCTAAGAGTCCATCGGCTAGTGGTTCAAAATCTCAAAGTCCATCGGCTAGTGGTTCAAAATCTAGTTCAGCTTCAAAAAGCCCATCATCTAGTGCCTCTAAGAGCGCCAGTGCCTCTCTTAGCCCATCTGGAAGCTCTAGCCCATCATCTAGTGGTTCAAAATCATCTAGTGCCTCTCAGAGCCCATCTGGCTCTCTATCGCCATCAGCTAGTGCAAGTCCAAGCGCAAGTATTTCATTTCCTTAAACTATGAATAGTAACGATCAATCTGATAACAAAACATATAACATAACAACAAACGGGACGACCATCCTTCCTGGTAAGTTGGTACTTATCAGAATAGTTGTTAATACAAAAGGTGCTTCTTCTAATACTGCAACCATTTATGATAGTACAGAGGCTATCGGCGCAAACGCAGAGCGTAAAAAGGGGGAACTTGATACTACAAGTGCGGTAGGTAACGTAGAATATGGCTTTATTTGTTATGATGGGATCTATATTGACGTTAATACAGGTACAGCCCCAGACTTAACGGTAATTTATAAAGAAACTCCCTAGTCCTTCTTGACATATCCATAAATTATGAGTAGAATAGGCATATGCGTAGAGTTAATCTATTTATAGATGAGCATGTATTTGGTCAGTTGAAAGAGTTCCCTGGAACAATTAGCGAACGTATTAGAATAGCTATTTATGAACATTTACAGAAACTAAATAAAGTCAATGTAAGCGCTTCACAATCTCAACCTTGTAAAAAATGTAAGACAGAAATTCAAACAGGGAGCATTATTTGTCCTGCTTGTGGACAACATGATCCTGTACCGAAAGGAGGTTTTGCATAATGGATATTAGAGATAGAACTATGGATGCAGTTGAAGGACAATATTTAACACCAATCCCAAGAGAAGTAGGAGAGTCTATAACGATGTCTTTTCCGGATGCCATGAAAAAAGTAATTGAAGGCAAAAAGGTAAGGAGATTGGAGTGGCCGGATGAAGATTATAGCTTTCTTAAAGATGAATGGCTTTCAATCTTTACTAAAGGTAAGTTTCATACATGGCTTGTGTCAGCAGGCGATATGCTAGATGTAGAAGATTATATTGTAGTAAAGGAGATAAACTAAATGGTTAAAGGAAGGCTTAGTATTGTTATCCCAAATTTCAATAGTCGATTTGCTTCTAAGACGGTTCAGGATATTTTAGATAAGTCAAAGGGAGATATTGAAGTTATTGTCAACGTGGAGCAAGAATGGCCTACGCCTCTTTCAGAAGATTCGAGAGTACATTACATCCATGGGTCATCCCCTATTGGTATGCGGGCTGGGATAAATAAGGCTGTAGCTTTGTCTAAGGGTGAATTTATAATGAAATGCGATGACCATGTAATGTTTGGAGAGGGTTTTGATGAGATACTTATAGATAGCCATGAAGAGGATAATTGGATACAAATACCAAGACGCTATGCCTTGGATGCTGAAAAATGGGCTATAGAAGAACGGACAGATAATAAATATCCCATTGACTACATGTATATTGACTTCCCAAGAAAGGGGAAAGACCACGATGATGGTATGCACGGCGTACCGTGGAGGGAAAGACGACTTGAAAGAGAAGCTGGGGAGTGGCCTTGGATAGACGATACCCCTTCAATGCAAGGTTCCTGTTACTTTATGACCAAAAATCATTTTGATAACTTCCTACATGGATTACACGAAGAAGGATATGGTCAATTCGCTCAGGAAAGTCAGGAGATTGGATTTAAGACGTGGTTAGGTGGTGGAGCTTTACAGGTAAATAAAAAGACTTGGTATGCCCATTTACATAAGGGTTCTAGGTATGGTAGGTTTTACAAGTTTCCTGGAGGCACTATAGAGGCTTCTAGCTGGAGTGCTTCGCATTGGTTAAACAATGAAGAGCCTAATATGATTCATAAATTTGAGTGGTTCGTAAACGAAAAATTCCCAGATATGCCAGGATGGAGTAAAGAATGGAAACAAGAAATAATAGATATGGGGTGGATAAAAAACTAACATGAATGATAGTGAAGTTATTAAATTTATGTTAGTAGTGCTATTACTAATTACCATATTGAAAAAGTAGTTAATTTTATAAAATGAGCGAAATTACAAGTATAATCATTCCAGCTTGTGGAGAAAAGCCTGAGAATCTAGAGCGTACTCTTGTGAGTATTGACGAAAATGCAACTGGTGAATATGAAGTGATTGTTGGTCTAAACGGTGAATTTCGTAGTAAGTATGAGTTTGCTGTAGGCCCTGCAGTCAAATATATTGAGTTCAGTAGCAATGTAGGCATAAAAACAAACATAAATGCTTTGGCTGCTATGGCTACTGGCAAGTATATCTATAAAACTGATGCGCATTGTAGATTTAGCAAAGGCTTTGATGAAGTGCTAAAGGCTGATATGCAGGATGATTGGATTGTAATGCCCCGCTTCAAAATAATCAAAGACGATTGGAGTATCCAGATGAGAGATGGACAAGAGGAGTTTTACGATTATTTTTACCTCTCATGTCCATTTACAGATCCCAGAGGTTTCAGATTCAAAGCGGCGGGGCACTGGTCCCAAAGAACTCAAGAAAGGTTGCTTAGTCATCCGCATTTAGACGAAACTCCACAGATACATGGAAGTGGTTGGTTTATGCTCAAGGACAGGTTCTTTGAGCTAGGAGGTTTCCCTCTACAAGATCCCTACGGACACGGACAAGAGCCTTTGTGGTTAGGGTTAAGGAATTGGCTTATGGGGGGCAAGGTTATGGTTAATAAGAAGTGCTGGTACGCACATTTGCACCAAAATTCTAGTCAAAGAGGCTATCCAGAAGATAGAGCAGCAACCGAGAAAACATATAGATTAACAGCCGAACACTTTGTGGGCGACAAGGGGCATTATCTACATAATTTCGAGTGGTTCATTGATAAATTTATGCCGATGCCAGGTTGGAACCCTGATTGGCGTGAAGTATTGCATAAATGGAAGGAGAAAAATGAGTAAGTTAATTTCGGGGAATTATGGTACACACCTTGCTCCGCTTATTAAATGTATGGAGAGAACAAATGGTGATGTCTTGGAGCTTGGAGTCGGATATTTCAGCACTCCCTATTTACATTACCAATGTCTTTTAGGTAAGCGGCAGTTGGTTTCTATTGATAACGATAAGGGTTGGATAAGACGGTTTGCAGATTCTGACTTTTATAACCATTTCTACAGAGGGCAGTATCATGATTTTCAGTTTGTAGAAAACTATGATGATGCTTTGATAGAAAAACCTTGGGATGTCGCCTTGATAGATCACTCACCCTCAATTAGAAGAAAGACTGATATTAAGCGATTAGCTCCTTTTGCTAAGTATATTGTTATTCACGATTCTAACGATGATAGACACGGCAGAGGAGAGTATCAGTACGATGAGATTTATCCATTATTCAAGTACAAAAAGGTTTGGGATAAGGAACGAAGGCACGCTTGCGTTCTCTCAAATTTTGTAGAGTTGGAGAATTTATGGGAGTAAGTGAATTTACTAAAGTAAATATTTTTGGTAGTATTGTTGCTACAATAGCAATAGCTATTTTAATAAAGTTTTTTGGTTTTGGATTATGAATACATTTGATTTTATAGTTAAAAAATATAACATTAACCTTGATGGTCGGTACATCATCGATATTCCTAATATGGGCAGGGATAACATGGCCGAGCTATTTACCGAGCTTAACTTCAATATGGGAGCAGAAATAGGAGTATTCAAGGGCAAGTATTCAGAGGTCTTATGCAAGGCAAATCCTAACTTGAAGCTTTACGGCGTTGACGCTTGGATGCTTGATGCCCACGAGCCGGGAGTGTTTGTGGGAGATGAGGAGCAGGCTTATTTTGACAAGTGTTACAAGGAGACATTGGGTCGAATGTCACCATATAAGAATTACACGATTGTCAAAAAGCTCTCTATGGAAGCTGTCAAGGATTTTGAGGATAACTCGTTAGATTTCGTTTATATAGATGCAGGTCATGATTTTATTAGCGTGGCAAATGATTTGCACCACTGGCAGAAGAAAGTCAGGCCTGGAGGGATTGTGTCGGGACATGACTACGCCCGCTATCCATCTAGGAAGCTAATCCACGTCAAAAGGGTTTTAGAGGCATATGTTTGGAGTTATAGACTGCAACCTCTTTTTGTGGTGGGCTCCATGGAAATAAAAAAGGGTGAGATAAGAGATCGATATAGAAGTTGGTTTCTTGTCAAAAAATGAAAGCATACATAAAATTTAATAGACCTTTGCCACTAGCGGAACACCTAGTAGCTCTTATTGGTGATAAAAAAGAGGTTAAAATAGCCGATATAGGTTCAGGCCCATTCTCCATTATCGGATCATACTTACCCGGAGTTAAAGTTGATATTCATCACTCTGATAGACAAGATTTTAAGCCTTATTGGGAGAAACGCCAAATAACCCCCGTAATAGATGTTGAATATCAGAACATGGAGCAACTGACATATGAAGATAATTTTTTTGATATTGTGCATTGTTATAACGCACTAGACCATACTAAAAACGCTGAGTCAGCAGTCAAGGAGTTGATCCGTGTATGTAAGGTTGATGGTTGGGTTTATATCAATTGTGCTTTAGATCAACTTTCAACAGGATATAGACATTATTGGAACGCTAAAGAAGATGGTACGCTCACAAATAATGTAATTAAGTTTGACTTGAAAGATTATGGCTTTCAGATTAAATATATAGATAGGGGTGGAGAGAGTAGATATAACGAAATAATTGCAACTTTACAAAAGAAAATATGAAAACAGGAATAATTGTGGGAAGTTTTGATCTATTGCACGCTGGGCATATACATTTATTAAAACAATGTAAGAAACATTGCGATTATTTAATAGTGGGGCTTGATGTTGACCCGCACATCGAAAGAGAGAGTAAGAATAAGCCAGTAGAAAGTCTTTTAGAACGCCAGATAAAACTTAACGCCTGTAAGTATGTAGATCAAATCGTTGCTTATGAAAAAGAAGAAGATTTATCAGTAATGTTCAAATATTTAAAAATTGACGTAAGATTTTTAGGTTCGGATTATGTAGACAATCTAAAGCCCATCACTTTTAAGGAAGCTATTCCAATTAAATACATAAATTCGATAGATATACACACATCAGATATAAGAAGGAGGATAGTAAGTTGATCATCACCCAGACAAGTTTAAGGCTATCGCTTCTTGGCGGAAATACCGACTTTAGAGATTATTTCTTCAACTACGGAGGATTGTGCTTATCTACCACCATAGACAAGTACATCTATTGTATCGTGAAAAAACGCTTCGATAATCTCATCTATATTAATTACTCAATCAAAGAAATCGTCGAGAAAGTGGACGACATAAAACATGATTTAGTTAGAGAATCGCTTAGACTGGTAGGAATAACAGGTGGTATTGAGATTACTTTCTTATCAGATATTCCAACGCAAGGATCAGGGCTTGGATCTAGTAGCAGTGTAACAGTGGGACTGCTAAACGCGCTTCATGCTTATCTTGGGGCTATTGTAGGCTCTGATGTTTTAGCTCGAGAGGCGATTAAAATTGAATTGGACATATTGAAAAAACCAATTGGAATACAAGATCAATATGCTGTAGCAATGGGAGGGCTAAGGGTTTATGAATTCGACCAGTTAGGAATGGTTACAGGGAACAAAATAGTTATGGAAGAATCAGCTAAAGAAGATTTTAATAATAGTTTAGGTTTGTTTTATACTGGTATAACTCGCAAGTCTGACGATGTGCTTTCTGCATTTAATGTCAAGGATAATAAGTCGCTTTTAGATCAGAACAAACAGTTTGCTAGTGACGGAGCATTCGCTCTCCTTAGAGGCAACTTAAGGGAGTTTGGAGAATTGCTTAATGCTTATTGGGAAGTAAAAAAGCAGTTAAACGGCAAGGTAAGTAATTCTAAAATAGATTCGATGTATAGCAAGGCTAAAAAAGCAGGAGCTATAGGGGGTAAAGTTGTAGGTGCTGGTGGTGGAGGTTTTTTACTGGTTATGTTCCCCGCTAACAAGCGGGCAAAGATTAGGGAAGCATTAAAGGATTATAAAGAATTGCCGTTTCGATTTAGTGAGAGTGGAAGTAAAATTGTATTAAACATGGGTAAACCATGAAACATATGAAAGAATTAATAGAACTAATAGGACAGGCAAGATTTTGTTGGATTGCGGGTAATGGGGGGAGCGCTGCTACTGCTGAACATTTTGCAACTGATCTTATTAAGAAGGGCTACAGTGCTATAGCTTTAAGCTCTAATACATCAGTAATAACCATGATTGCAAATGATTATGGATATGATCAGATATTTAGCAAACAGTTGTTAGTGTTTGCTACAGAGGAAGATTTGTTAATTACTATCTCATGCAGTGGAACATCAAAAAACATTCGGAAGGCTCTTGATATGGCAGAGGCTATTGTTATGCGCACGTACCAATTTGAAACTTTTGAAAAGGACGATAAAGACTATGGAAAGCTAGAAGATAAACATTTACAATTTGCACACGAGGTGATAAAAGCACTATGAAGTATTGTTTAACTGGTTTTAGTGGCTTCCTAGGCTCACATCTTTGCGACAGGCTCTTAAAAGACGGTCATGAAGTTATTGGTATTGACAGAAGTATTAAATGGCAAAATTTAACAAACTCTAAAAATACCAGACTCCATATTTACCAGGAGAATATCTTAGGCAATATAGCTTACTTGCTTAAAGACGTTGATATTGTAGTCCATTTAGCTGCGCTCACGAGGCCACAATGGAGTATTCAACATCCTTTCGAAACTAATGAAGTAAATGTGGGGGGTACGATTAAATTACTAGATTACGCAAGAGGTTCCAGTGTAAAAAGATTTATCTTTATGTCAACATCCTCAATATATGGGGAGCAACGGAAGTATCCGACATCAGAAGATGTAAAATCTAATCCAATGAACCCCTATGCTCTTTCAAAGCTAATAGGAGAGCGGTACTGTAAACTTTTTGAGGAACTTTATGGTCTCGAGTGGAATGCTATTAGACCATTTAACGCTTATGGAACAAGGATGCCAACAGCGGGGATATATACGAGTGCTGTTGCGACATATATCAATGC